CTCGATAAATCTCTCGGTGAGACGCGTAGCCAGAAGATCTGGCTCTATTACATTATGTAATTCTAATACTCGTCCAGTCACTTAACAACTTCTTTACAATAAGGACATATTCCATGATTAGACCAGGAAATCCACTCTCCACACTTAGGACAGTAAAATCCTTGGGGATAAAAACTATTCATCTTTTAACTTTAATACTTCTTCTACTGTTTCCATAACATGTATGGCTTGAGATAAATCTCCCCGTTGAACTACAACTACAGAACCTTTATCTATATGAGGACTTATTGATTGAATCTTTTCACGATCAACATTAACTATAATACCATTGTGAATGGTTAAATTCACGTAACACCTCCAAACTTATTATGAAAAGTAAACTCTTGTATATCTAAACGTCGTAAACTGCGGAATAGAGAAGTAGGAGGAACACAGAAGTCAACACAAGAAGCTAGGGCATCTTTGCAATCATCATGAGATGGATTAACAAATATCAGTTCTTCCTCAAGTACCTGACAGTTTCCACCGAGATAATGCCATATTTGTCTATTGGCGTATTTAGGCTCCAAGACTGCCAGTATTCTTTCTTCTTTACTACCCGTCCATCGACTAGGTCTATATTCTTCGACTGCAAGAGAAAGGCCATTCTTTCTTATATAATTATCCCTTAAATCTCTAACTATTACTACTTGTGCTGAAGAAACTTCAGCTCTGATCTTATAGAATCCCCATTTCTCATATAATTTGAGTATTCTGCTATAGTATTCCGAGGGTTTATCAGTCCTGAAACGTTCAATATCAAGTATGTAGTAGTTATGGCTCCCATCGCAACCAACCACAGCAATGGCAGTATAATCGGACTTCCTATTAGTAGTATAAGCGAAGTCAACCGCTGCGAAAACATTAAGTCTTTCATTCTTAAAATACCATCTACCATCTTTAGCAACTAGCCAGATTGGATCATAGTATTGGAATTGATCTCTTTTGATGGGGGCCGAATCGACGTCGTGCGGATCGTTATAGTATTGTGCCCGGAAGTGTACTTTATTAAGGTACTGTGCTCTTTTTTCAGCAAGTATCTTGGAGTCAAATCCGTACCATCTTCCGTTTTTAGCTTGTTGTCTTGGCCAGAGGAACTGTCCAGTTCCGTCTCCCATCGTTTCGACAGGGTATTCTTTAGTTTCAAATAATGGTTCAGAACGGGCCACATTACCCAACTCATCGTAATCAGATATCTCCATTGCCTGTAGGTCGGCGTATAAGTCTAATGGATGGTAGCGAGTACCTACTACCCACTCCCTTGCACCTACTGTTTCAATAGAAGAAAGAAGTGAATACTGATCTTTTACTTTTGATCGTCCTTCTTCTGTGTAGGCGTTGGCTTGAACAACCACGTCATCAAGTACAGCAATGTCACAATGCATACCAACGATATTGCTAGTGAGCCCAGCAGTAAAGATGCTTGGATCGCGTACATAGTGTTCCCTCCTTGCTGGGTGGTCTATTGATATTTCTTTCTCAGTCCATTTCTCACGTTTAGCTTCCTCTTGGAAGATCATATCGGGCCATAATGCTCGATAATTATCACACGTAAGAATATCTTTAATGAACTTAAGTTGTTTTATTGCTAGATTAGAAGTAGAAGAAATATATAAGATACGTANAGTGGGATCCCGGGTTAGTTCCCATGCCACGCGAAGTCCTATTAAAGAAGACTTCATGTGGTCTCGAGGAAGCAACAATAGTTGATACTTATGCGCTTCAGACCTCGTCCACCAAGATATTACTTCTCGGTGTATATTTCCTAACAACCTGTGAGGTTGTACTATTTCAATGAACTTAATAAAGTCTGCTTCAGCATCTAGACGGTGTACATCCCTAGCTTCCTGAAGTTTACTTACTTTCTTTTTACGAGGCATTAATCAATATTATGACCATCTCTACGAAGATAGTCTAAAACCTTATCAAATCTACGTTCAAATAACTCAACACGATCTTTTAAATATATTATATCTTTTGTTAGTATGGCAGACTCAATAATAAGTTTGTTTAATATCTTGATATCATCTTTGATATCTCTGATATCTTCTTTTATTTCCTTGGAGTCATAGTTCTGTTTCCAATAGAAACCAGCAGCACTAACTAGAACAGTTCCTAAAGTCAATAAAGTACCGAGACTGATTTCCCATACAATCACTCAGATCATGTACCCCCAGATATTAGCAGCACACAGAGTAGCTCCTGCACCATTAGTAGTAGTAGATATACTAATAGAACCTGTGGGAGTACCTGTAGCACCATTAGTCACACCAGTAATATACATATAGGAAGCTACTGGAGGTATTAGATTAATTTCAAAGGGAACTTGAAGAGTTCCTGCTCCTGCAGATATAGGATAACTCCAAGTACCTAGTACTACTGCAGTACCATTAGCTGCTGGGGCATATGAAATTGTTATAGTTACTTGAGATGCAGCCGTAGCTCCTGTACTTTGATAACTAAAACCTGTACAGTACATATTACGGCCTGTATTTGTATTAGCACCTAACGTTGCAACCAAAGTACCTGATGTACCTGTAGCCGTAGCTGATAAAGGTTGTGCTCCCGATGGTATTGTATTAGCCATTATCTTCCTCTTCCAACCGCTGATTTACCTGAATGTTTACTATTCCAAATCATAGCGGCATGTTTCTTAGCGTATTTTGTTGATTTACCTTTAGAGATAAACTTATCTCTTATTTTCTCATATCCTGCTGGCATTCTTAACTGCTTCTCTTAAAGACTCTCCAGCTTTGTCGTGACAATCTATTGCCTTCTTTACTGCTTCACGAGCAGCATCAATTGCATCTGCAGTAGCTATAACTGCAGCAGCAGCCTTAACTACTGACTCTGACATTAAGAACCTACAGGAAATTTAGCTGAGCCTTGCGGTTTAGCCTTATTACCTTTACCAAAGTGAGAAGAATCATCAATCATCTTCTTAGGAGGCATAATCTGTGGCTTCTGACCACCGCCTACTGGACGTGGGCGATTATCAATAGGATGTTTACTTACATCCTGAATATCACTACGTTTAGGCATTAGATGGTCATTAGACAGACCATGATGTGGATACTTAGGATCCATGCCTTGCATAGACTCTGAATAGAGTTGATTACCCTTATTATCTTTAGGTGCCATAATTGTCATGCTGTCCTCCCAAACGACATATCCTGAGTCGGTCCCATAGGCGTACCATCGTCACCTGGACCCATTGGTCCTTGAGGCGCCATTGATTGAGAACCTAGATGAGCGGCTTGACTATCTGCTTCTTGTGGAAAGCCAGGAGCAATAGTCTGAGCTATGTTCCTACCACGGTATGCGTGTGAACTTTTAGTTTGTTTCTTCATTCATTTATTCCTGGAGTTGTAGAAGCATCAGGAGCTGAAGATTGAGAACCAGAAGATGCTGGCTGTGCTGATCCTTGAGTAGGAAAAGAATTATCTATCCTAAAGTCATGTTCTGCATTCTTACCACTGGGAAACTCAGGAAGCTTCTTTGGTACTGAAGGCAGCGGATAATGTTTAGGTTTATCCGCGAAAGGATTATCCATTACATATCCATACCAGAAGGAGCACCATGCTCTAGACGAGTTGGAGTACCAGAACCTACTTTACCAGCGGTATACCCACCTGGATCGTGGACTGGAGCGCCAGCACTACCATCATGCGACATAGAACCTTCGTGAGCTCTTGTTGCTGTTCCCTTTAGATTATCGTAAGAAGGAACGTTATTTAGACCATATTGAGCCATTTATCGGTTTTTCCTTATAAATTTTGTTATGCTAAGCGGTTTCTACGGCTTAGGCTTTCTATTGTTAATGGTTTTTGCTTAGGTGGGATACCTATGCTAAGCGGTTTTCTAGGCCGTCCGCCGAGCTTTCCCAAGGCTTGCATTTCCTTATTTTTTCCATCTGTGGGCTGCGGCAATGGACGCAAGAAGGCTTCTCTCAGCTGCTGTGCGGGAGTTCGCACTTGCGAGACCTCCGATTGATCCGTATTTACGGGCAATGCTTGATATTACCTCTTCTGGAGATATCCACCGACCTGCTGAAGTAATTACAATAGGAGGTGGAGGTTCTGGTAAATTAAGAACTAAAGACTGCAACCATGTTTGATCTATTGGTTGCGTTGTTTTAGGTAAAGGCCAATCAGTTTGATTGAATGGTTGTATACCTACTGGTAAATAAATTACTAGATTTTGATTATGATTCCTATACCAATATAGTGGATAAGGATTCTTCCAATCTGTTTGAGAGAAAGGAAATGTATTCGATTGTAGAAATTCAGAGAGATTCTGGATCCAAGTAGCATCTATAGGTTGACTAACTACTGGAAGAGGAAAATCTACATTCTGAAAGAATGGTGTAGGTCTAGGTAAAAGCTGTAGATTATTCTGCCAAAACTGATCTATAGGCACGTATGTTCGTGGTAAAGGCCAGTCTGTTTGAATAAATGGTGCTTGGAAAGTAGGAGTTAGCGTACCTTGTAAAAGATTAACACGCCAATCCTGATACCATACCGTTCGCTGTGGATTAGGCCAATCAGTCTGTACAAAGGGAAAAGTCTCTGATTGATAAAATAAGTTTAGACTTTGAGACCATGTTTGTAGGAGAGGCTGATTAGACTTAGGTAAGGGCCAGTCTAACTGATTAAAGGGTATTGCTTGTTGAAAGCTTCGTGTCCAACTTTGATACCAAGTAATTGGTTGAGGATTTGGCCAACTATTCTGACGAAACGGAGCTTGAGTAACTGCTGTTAAAGCATTACCTGAAACACACCAACTCTGATACCAACTAACAGGTCTAGGGTTAGGCCAATCAAAAGGTAGAAAAGGAGTAGGTTTAGGAAGTAATGTGTGTTCTTCCCAAGACCTGTACCATGTTACTGGGTACGGATTAGGCCAGTCTTTCTGTACACGTAGTGTTTGTGTTAATACCGTAGGTGTAGGAAGTAGAGTATTGGTATCATCTGTCCATTTATACCAATCTGAATAAACATATCCACTAGGTGGTAAATTTGTTACGTTAGATACAAAAGGAGCAGCACTACTACTAACAGTACCTTTAACTGTAGCAATAAAAGCATCCCAGAACTGAGCAGTATTTATCGTTGCAGTTGCAGTAATCGCAGTCGTAGCTGCGGTCACTTGGCTCATTGCTACGGTGCTGTTTGAGTTGTAAGTACGAACACCGTCGTTAGCCCAGCCAGAGCCGACAGCGGTAATAGTGCCGGTATAAGCGAGGCCAAAGCCTACGGCGAACTCAGCTGCCTGAGCTAATGTTCCGGAGGACCCGCTACTTATTGCGGTTGAAGATCCAGGAAGAAGCGCATCGACCGCTTTGTCAAAGGAGGCTGTTCCCGCTGTGAATCCAGCTACTTCGTATATTACTAAGTCTCCTAAAACTGCAGCACTGTAATTTACAGTTACAGAGGTAGTTCCAGAAGTAGGGTTAAAGAAAGCTTTACAAAATACCCAGTATGAATTCCCATCAAATAGAGCATTGAAAGATGCACTATCATTGGCCCATGTCGTAACAGTATCACTGTTATTATCCGTCATGGAGTTTAGATTAGCAGAGCTTTGTAGACTACCAACAGCTACAATAATGCTTCCTGCAGCAATACCAGTATTGAAAGTAACAGTTAAAGAAGTAGCGGCAACTGTTAAGACGCCAGTCTTTACCTGAGTTACTGATAGTGCCATTGGCTATTAGCCGTTAGGTACTCTTATGTAACTATTAAACTGAGCAGATATCGCATTAGAAATATGAGTATCAGTTACTAATATAGCTTGAGCAGCTGCATTGGCTCCTGTAATGGGAACTGTACCAGCTACTGTAGCATCAGCTAAGATACTAGTATCAGCAGCTACTGAGTGCGCAAACTGTACTTGATAAGGATTTACACCCTGAGCACTTAAAGGAGCATTAAAGACATTAACTGCTAACTGTGCTCGTTCCCTATGAAATGCTACAGTCCATCCTTCTGTACCTACTACTTGACAGTAGGTGAACAGACCTGCTCCGACCCTGCCTTGGAAGGTAGGGTCTTGAGCGAGTAGGTAGGAATCTGAGAAAGAAGCAGCCATTAGGGGTTTAGCATTGCAGAGAGGTTAGTCACTGCAGATGGATTAGCCTGAGTAGCGGGGACAACTACAGTAGCGACATTAGAGGCTGCTGAAGTATGACCAGTTGTATCCTGGACAGTAACTGTAAAGTTATG